CCGTGAAGACCCTTACCTACACAGGCGTCCACAGCGCCGTGACCCTCCCGCAGCCCTCCGGCATGAGCTACGAGTGCGAGCGGGACGGAACAGTCGACCTGCCCGACGAGCTCGCCAAGGAGCTGCTTGAGCGTGACGACTGGAAGCTCGCCAAGTCAACCAAGAAAAAGCCCGCGAAGGGCAAGGAGTAACTAAATGGCAATCCGCAGCGGCCTCGCCGCACAGCTCGGTATCGGCGTCGAGTCCACCTGGGGCACCGCCGTCACGCCGACCCGCTTCTACGAGTTCAACCAGGAGACGCTCGCACTCAGCATTGAGCGCATCGAATCCGAGGGTCTGCGCGCGGGCAACCGCGTCATGCGCACCGACCGCTACGCCGTCGGCCAGAAGGCCGTCGAAGGCAGCGTGACCCTTGACTGCACCGCCGAGAACTTCGGCCTGCTGTTCAAGCACTCCCTCGGCGCTGTCAACACCGTGAACACCTCCGGCAGCGTCTACACGCACACCTGCACGCTCTCGGACCCGTATGCCCTCGGTGGCCTCACCGTTGAGGTTGGCCGTCCGGGCAACGACGGCACCGTGCGCGCCTTCACCTACTCGGGCTGCGTCGTTTCTGAGATGACGCTCTCCAACAGCCTTAACGAGCTCCTGCAGCTCGAGCTCGGCCTGGTAGGCAAGAACGAGACGACCGGCTCCATCACGTCGGCCAGCTACCCGTCCAGCCAGGAGCTGCTCTCCTTCAAGGACGCCACGGTCACGATCGCTGGCAGCGCTTACGAGTGCAAGGACATCTCCATCGCCGTCAACAACGGCCTGGACGCCGAGCGCTACATCCTGGGCTCGCAGACCATCAACCAGCCGGTCGCGGCCAACATGACCGAGATCACGGGCGAGATCACCGCCGAGTTCAAGGACCTGACGGCCTACAACCGCTTCGTCAACGCTTCTCACGCAGCCATCGTGGCGACGTGGGAGGGCACCGCCATCACGGGCACCTACAAGCGCAAGATCAGCGTGTCCATCCCGGCCGCCCGTTTCGACGGCGACACGCCGCAGGTCGGTGGCCCTGAGATCCTTGAGCAGACGCTCAACTTCAAGGGCCTCTACAACGGCACCGACGAGCCCATCACCATCACGGTCGTCAACGAGGACACCGCTGCCTAAATGGCAGACAGCGTCGTCGTCATTGAGAACTTCCAGGCTTGGCGTCGAGCAATAAAACAGCTTGACGCCGGCCTGGACAGGGAAGTCAAAGACGCTTTCCTGCAGATCGGTGACGAGGTCGCAAAGGACGCCAGCGCGATAGCGCGGGCGAAGATGGCCGTCAACCCGGATGGTGACGGCGTCGTGCTCTCCAAGACCATCAAGCCGAAGGTGCGCATGAAGGACGTGGTCATTCAGGCCCGTGCCAAGCGCAAGAAGGGCAAGAACGCGCCCTATGCCTACCCGGCGATCTACGAGTACGGCTCAGGCGGCGCCAAGGCGTTCTTGGCGCCTGCTGTTCGCAAGAACCTGAAGTTCATCGAGAGCGAGTTTGCTCGCGCGATTGAAGAGACGGCCATCAAGGCCGGCTACCGCTAGGAAAGGAGCAGGGAATGAAGATCAAGTGCCCGGCCGGGACCTTCGAGGTGCCCGAGGAGTTCACGCTGCGGGAGATGAAGACGATCAAGAACGTCTCCGGCCTGCTGCCTGGTCAAATCGAAGAGGCGCTCGAGCAAGGCGACACCGGCATCGTCACCGCCCTGGTGGTTGTCGCCGCTAACCGCTCTGGCAAGAAGCTCACCGAAGAGATGGTCCTCGACTGGACGCTTTCTGACCTTGAGTTTCTCCCCGACGAGGACGAAGAGGAAGCGCCTGCCAAGAAGAAGAAGGGCGAGCCGGACCCTTCGTAGCTCTCACGGCGCGGCACCTGTGGACGCCGACGCTGGCACGCCTTTATGGCATCCGGCCGTGGGAGATGGACGAGCTGATGCTCAGCGAGCTCACCGCCATCGCTGAAGACATCAAGCAGATGAACAAGAAGGAGTAACCGCGTGGCCCTGACCCGTACCGTTGAGACGCGCCTCACCGTCGACAGCAAGCAGTACGTCGCCGGTATTCGTACCGCTCTTGGCGCGACCAACAAGTTCGGCCGGGACACCAGGCGCTACGGACGGCAGACTCAGGGCATCTTCGGCTCGACGGCCAAGGCTGTCGCAACGCTGGCCGGCGCCTACATCGGCACGCAGGGCCTCATTACCGTTGTCTCCGGTGCCGTGCGCGAGCAGCAGGAGGCCATCAAGGTCAACCGGCAGACCGCTGCGGTACTGAAGTCAACCGGCGGCGTGGCGGGCGTAACCGCCAAAGAGATCCAGACGCTTTCGCAGGCGCTCTCTGAGCAGACCGCGATCGACGACGAAGCCATCCAGTCAGCGCAAAACCTGCTGCTGACCTTCACGTCCATTGGCAAGGACATCTTCCCGCAGACCACGCAGGCCATTCTTGACCTGTCGGTTGCCACCGGGCAAAACCTCAACCGCTCAGCCATTCAGGTAGGCAAGGCGCTGCAGGACCCGGTTCGCGGCATTACCGCCCTGCGCCGCGTCGGTGTGAACTTCTCCACCGACCAGCAGGAGGTCATCAAGCGCCTGGTGGAAACCGGCAAGACCGCCGAGGCTCAGAAGATGATCCTCAAGGAGCTGGCCGTCGAGTTCGGCGGATCAGCCAGGGCGCAGGCAACGCCGCTTGACCGTCTGCGCGTCACCTACAACAACCTGCTGGAGACCCTCGGCGGCTACCTGGTGCCGATTCTCAACGACGCCGCCAACGCGCTCGTCAAGTTTGTGGATGAGTTTCGCAGGGGAGTGGGCTCGGGCGGCGAGTTCAAGACGACGGTGCAGGGCCTCATCGCCACCTTCGGCCCGCTTGCCACCGCGCTGTTCAACGTCGGCAAGTTCCTTGCTCAGCACCCGCGCCTCATTGTTGCCGCAGCAGCCGCGTGGGTGGCCTACAAGGCAACGGTAAGCACGCTCAACCTCTACAGCTTCATTCTCGGCCAGCTGCCAGGCGCGGGCCCTATGTCGCAAAAAGGCAAGGTGGCTGGGAGCGCGTGGAGCAAGGCGTTCCGAGTCGGCCTCCTAATCGGCCTTGTTGCGCTGGTTCCCGACATCTCCAAGAAGCTTCAGCAGCTCGTGCCGGCTCTCAGCCGCTATTCCGGCAGCCAAGGTTGGGGCAACCTCGGCGCAGACATCAGCAAGGCTTTCAGCACCGGCTTTGCTCGCGGGCTGCCTGGAATCTTTGGCATCTTCAGCAACGCGCTGACAGGTGCTCAAGCGTTTGCCCGCCAGTCCAAGGGCGGCTTCCTCTCAGACGGCAAGGCGCTGATGAGCAACCTCGGCAAGGGCATCAAGTCTGCGGCTCAAAGCGTCATTGGCGGCGTTGGCTCGGTGCTAAGCAAGGCTCTGTCTTCAGCTAAAGGATTTATCTCGGGCTTTCTCGGCGTCGGTCAGTCGATCAGTCAGGGTCTCGCCTCCGGTATCTCATCAGCTGTTGGCTCAGTAGTAGACGCAGCCCGCAACGCCGTCAAGCAAGCACAAGACGCAGCCCGCAGCCAAGCCAAGAGCAAGAGCCCGTCGCTCGTCTTTGCCGCTATCGGCGAGGACCTCGTAGCCGGCATGGCGCTCGGCATGAGTCGCACCGGCCCTGTTGTAAAGGCTGCACAGAACCTCGCCAAGGCTGCCTCCACGGTTCCGAAGACCGGCGTGGCGCTCGGTGACTTCCTTAGAGATCCCATTACCGGCGAGATGGGGCTTGACCCTCAGCGCGCACAGCAGCAGGAGCGGCTGGCAAAGGCTGAGGCGGCTCTGCGTAACGCTGAGCGCAAGGCAGGCAGCAAGGTAAGTAAGGCTGAGGCTGCGCGCATCAACGCCTTGAAGACCGAAGTGCGGAATGCGCAGAAGGCTGTAGACAGCCTTGAGCGCCGAATTAGCCGCCGCGATGCCCTTATCGGTATCCGCGATCAGTTCAAGGGCTTTGTCGACCAGGCCGTCCAGAACTTCCGCGACGGCCTCAAGCGCGCAGCCGAGGGAGACCTCCAGCGCAGCCTTGCGAACCTTGACGAAGCCACCGGCAACAGTCCCGAGGCTCAGCGCCTGCGAGCTCTGCGCGCCGAGCAGGACCGTCTTGCCCGCGAAAGGGAAGACAGCACCTACACCACAACCCGCGCCGACCTCGAGGCGCAGCTCGCCAAGGCAGTCACAAACGGCAACGTGCGAGCACAGACCGAGCTAAACGCTCAGCTGGCACAGCTTGACCAGGACCGCCGCGACGTCGAGCGCCAGCGCGAGATTGACTCGCTTAGCACCTCATTGCAGGCTCAGCGCGACAATGCGCAGGCCGTCTACGACGCTCGTGTTGCAGCTGCCGACGCTGCCAACAACGCCGACGTGGCCGGCTTCCAGGCTGCGCTGCAGGCCAAGCTGGACGCTGAGTTTGCGCAGCTCACGCAGCGCGCTACTAACTACGCGCAGTTCGCCGCCAACGTCTCAGCCATCCTTGACCAATACGGCCTCACCGGCCTGTTCTCGCCGTCGACATCAGACGAAGGCGCCCTGCAGACACCAGCCTCGCTGCCGCGTCGTGGAGGTCGTGGTCGAGGCAGCCGCCGTGGAGGCCGTCGCCGCGCCTCCGGTGGCCCGCTGACTCCGGGCATGTTCACGCTTGTGGGGGAGACAGGCCCGGAGATGATTGTCGGCGGCAACGTCATCTCCGCTACCAAGACCGCCCGCATGAGCGGCGCTGGCGTAACGCTCAACGTCTACCCGCAGACAACCGCCGATGACCCGGTCGCTCTTGCTCGAGCGCTCGGCTGGCAGCTGGCTACCCGATGATCTCCTCTATCACGCTCTCAACCGCTACCGGCAACGTCACGCTGCACTCAACGGCCGCTGGGAGCAGCGCCGTTGTCACAAGGGCCGAGGGCCTGCAGGGCGTTCCCCCGGTGCGAAACCTCCTCACGCAGCGCTCGCAGGCCTCAGGGGCGTTTGTCAGGACGAAATACACCGACTCGCGCACCATCACGCTCGAGGGCGAGGTCGTTGGCTCGACGATCGAGGGGGCCTTCGACAGCTTCGACACCCTCGCCGCTGCGATGTACGACTCCATCACCACCGAGCGCACGCTCAAGTGGACGCGCGACGCTTCGGGCGAGCAGCTGCAGGCCGGCGTTCGGCTTTCAGACTTTCAGCCCTTGACGCTCACCGACGGGGCGGCGTGGATCAAGTACCAGGCGACCTTCACCTGCCCGGACCCGCGCGTCTATTCGCAAACCCTCACCACAGGTACGGGAGCGGCTCTTTCGGCGGCGGCGGGTGGCAAGACCTACACCTACACCTACACCCGCGGCTACAACCCGAGCTCGGGCGGCGACGTGAGTTACACCAACTCAGGCTCGGTTCCGACGCCGCCGATCATCCGCATCTACGGCTACTGCTCGAGCCCGCAGGTCGTGCTCACCGACGACACGCGCCTGATCTTCACCGGCGAGGTGGCAGACGGTGATTACCTGGAGATCGACGCCGCAGCCAGGACCGTCAAGCTCAACGGCACTACCAGCCGCCTGAACCTGCTGGACGTCGCCAACTCAGCCTTCTTCGCGCTTCCCGTCGGCACCGGCACGGTGCAGATGGTGGCGAGCAACTTCAACGCAAATGCGCGGGCCGACCTGATCTACCGCTCGGCCTGGACCTAGGAGACACATGGCAACCACCGCAACCATCACGCCGACGCTCGGTTCGGCGCCTGTCACGCTGCAGGCAGGGAACTACTCAGCCATCGACGACCGGCGCTTCTGGGGCTCGGGCCTCGGCGAGGGCTACCTGAGCACCGGCTCCTTTCAGGTCATTCAACGCGCGGCTGGCGCGAACATGACCGTCGACGTGCAGAGCAGCTCAGGAGAGGGCGCGGTCGTTACCGGCGACTCGGTTACCGCGCAGGGCAAGTATTTCGTGCCGCCAACTGCGGCGAACGTCAACGTGGACATCGCTGCGGCTGACGCGACAAACCCGCGCAACGACCTCGTCGTGCTTGAGGTGAAGGACGACCAGCACGACGCAGGCGGCCTGAATCTCGCTCGCGTCCGCGTGATTACCGGAACGCCTAACGCTTCGGCCGCCTTGACGGATGCGCCAGGGGCAAATGGTACGCCGGCTCTGCCTTCGTCGTGTATGCCGCTTGCGGTTGTCACGGTTGCGGCGGGGGCTACGTCGATTGCGACGGCGGCTATCTCCGACCGGCGCCCGTCAGCGCTTCCGTATGCGGTCCTGGGCTACGCAAGTTCCGCGATTGCTGTGACTACCTCGGCAACGCACACGACCTATCAGGACGAAGGAATGTCGGCGAGCGTTACTTACGCAGCTTCGCGTCGCCTTCGCATCAGCTTTAAGACCCAGCCGTACCCGAACGGCGGAGCACAAGGTATGAAGTTTCAGCTCATGCGAACCAGCACCGTGATTCACATCGCCGAGATTCCGTCGGGCTCTTTGAGCACGGCAAACGCTTTGGACTGGTCGCTGGTTTACACCTTCAACGGGCCGTCTGTCGGAGCGACAGAAACCTTCAAGGTTCAGTTCGCCGCTATGACCAACAACACGAGCGTCCAGAGCTACGCAGCCAGCAGCGCCGTGCGGTCGCTAACCATTGAAGACTTGGGGCCGCAGTAATGAGCTACATCGTCAAAGCCGCGACGGGTGGACCCGTTCTCGGCGAACACAAGACCAAGAAGGCCGCGACCGCGCAGGCCGACGAGATGACGAAGGCTCACGCCGCTATCGACGCTCTGAATGAGGGTGAGGCGTGGGAGTTCGTGGTCGAGAAGGTCGAAGACCCGGCGCCCGCTGAGGAAGCCGCATGACGAGCAGCGAGGTACTCATCCTTCAGCGCGAGCTACACGCTCTCGCCAAGCAAAACCGCGAGGACCATAAGCTCGTCCGCGAGGCGCTCGGCAAACTGCAAGACGATCTCGACTCTCTCTCCGATCGCCTGCACGACGTAGAAGACACCGATAAGCAGATCGCCGCCGTAGAGAAGGACCGCGAGCAGCGCCGCACGAAGACGCTCGGAATCGTCGGCGCTATCGCCGCATCAGCCGGGGTTATCTCCGGCATCCTCGTCGCCGCCATCGACCGCATCTAGGCAATGGCCTGGAACTTCGTCCTCGCTAACCAGGCGGGGGTGACGATCGACGTTCTGGACGGCTCCTACAAGCAGGTGCAGCTGGAATACAACCGCTCCGACGTGAGCAAGGCCATCGTGCAGCTCGACGTTGACGATGAGCGGGCTATCAGCCTCATCTCGCAGGTTGTCTCCATCACGCCGCGCCTGTATTGCTACCGCGATGGAACGCTTGAGTTCGCAGGCTTCCTGACGAGTATTGAGCAGACCGCCGACAACGAGGCAAGCCTAACGGCGACCTTCGAGGATGGCCTGGCGCTCCTTCGCTACCGCATCAGCGGCGCCAACATTGAGTATTACGAACAGTCCAGCGCCAGCATCATCGCCGGCTCGGGAGGTCTGCCGGTCACTACCTCGCTGCTCGCTCAAGCCAACGCCAGCACCGCCACGGGCCTGACCGCAGGGACCGTTACCGCCACGACGGTGCGCATCGAGGAGCTGCAGTTCAGCCGTGAGGTCATCCTTGACCGGGTCCTTGAGATAAGCCGCATGACGGGAGGACCCGACCTGCGCGTCAACCCGCAGGCGCAGGGCTCGACGCTTGCCACGCTGGACGTGGGCCCTATCTACACCAGCACCACGCCGAGCGCCTACTTCGGTTACGGACCAGGTACGCAGGTCAACGTGCTGTCCGTGGCGCAGCAGATAACGCCGCCGCAGACCCGCGTTTTCGTCGTCGGAAACGACACCGAGGGCCAGAGCACGGTCACCAGCGACATCACAACCGCCGAGGGCGGCCTTGGACGCTGGGAGGCTGTTACGCAGCGCTCAGACCTGCAGGAGTCAACCGACTGCGTCAACACCGCCGACGCGCAGGTCCGCGCGGCCTGGACGCAGACGGTCAGCTTCACGCCCGACCCGGCCATCGCTCCCTCGCCGCTGCTGGACTACAACGTCGGCGATGCGGTCAGGGTCACAATCAACCGGGGCTCGCTGGCTGCCGATGCGCTTATCCGCATCAACAAGCTGAGCCTGACGATCGACAACTCAGGCGTCGAGACCGAGCACAGCCTCGAGGGTGAGGTAGGCAACGCGCCGGTCACTACGCCTGCCGCACCGGCAGCCGGCAACACCGCAACCAACACCGACGCGGCGCTCACGCCTACCCCAGAAGCCATCCAGAACGTCGTTGAGACGCCGGCCAGCGTGCGGCTCTTCAGGAAGTAGAGATGCCCGACCCTAGGACGCAGCAGGACCTCATCTCCTACATCGCCGAGCTCGAGCGGCGAATCGCCATCCTTGAGCGCTCAGCGGTGCGCATCGTGACCGTCTCCAACCGCACCACGGCCCCCGTCCCGACGCCCAACGCCGGGCGCATCATCTACGACACGACCGCAGGGCGCCTGTACGCAGGCAACGGCAGCACTTGGAACGCGCTCTGGTAGCGCAGGAGACTCTCTATGGCTTACCTCAACGGGCGCCTGCCGGCGTCTGCGCTCTCAGACATCCCTGGCGGCCGCCTGGCTAAGGGCGCCCCTGCGCGTTCATGGCTGGCGATGCGCTGGTACGTCTACAAGAAGACCGGCACCTGGCTTTACCCGACCGGCCCGGCCAGCTCGTACCGCACGCTCGCCAAGCAGCAGGAGTTCTGGAGCAACTACATGAACGGCAAGGGTCCGATCGCGGCCAGGCCCGGCACGAGCAACCACGGGTGGGGCAAGGCCGTCGACCTGCCTCTCCCGGCGCAGCAGGCGGCTGTGCGCAAGTACGGGCACCGCTTCGGCTGGGGCATTCAGGGCGGCAAGCTCTCCTCGGACGCTCCCTCGGAAGCCTGGCATTGCACCTGGCGCGGGCCCTACACGCGCACCGCTCGAGTGTGGTTCTGGCGCTACCGGCTGGCGAGGAAGAAGAACAAGTGAGAATCATCAGCCGCCGCGAGTGGGGCGCCCGCAAGCCGAAAGACCGCACCTATCAGGACCCGCGTTCGGTGCGCGGGCTCTTTATTCACTACTCCGAGTCTCCGGGCGGCCAGCGCAGCCTGCAGGAGCAGATAAAGGCCGTGCAGGGCATTCAAGGCTTCCACATGAACGTGCGCGGCTGGAGCGACATCGCCTACAACTACCTCGTCATCAACTCCCGGCGCCCGCGAGTCTTCTACGGGCGCGGTGCTCGAGTAGTTCCTGCCGCTCAGGCCGGCCACAACACGAACACCATCGCCGTCTGCGTGGTCATGCGCGCCGACGAGAAGCTGACCTGGCAGACCAAGCTGCAGTTGCGCCGGCTGATCTGGCAGCTGCGCACCAAGACCGTCCGAAGGAACGTCCCGGTCAGGCCGCACAGCGCGGTCACCGAGACCTCGTGCCCTGGCGATCAGCTCAGGGCGTTCATCAAGAAGCACTACTGAGGAGGGGTTCATGAAGCCTGTCCCGAAGGTTGCCGCCGCAGGTATCGGCGGCGCAGTCGCAACGCTCATCATCTACGCGGCCTCGCTTGCCAACGTAGAGATCCCCGGCGACGTGGGCGCAGCTATCGCCACCGTCGTCGCTTTCGCTGCCGGCTACCTCAAGCCCTAGGTGAGCAGCCGCGCGCCGCTGAGCGCGCAGGAGCTCCGCCAACTGCTCGCTGAGCACGGAGGCTGGGCTGCTGCCGCTCGAGCGACGGGTATCAACGTCTCCACCATCAAGACGCGCGCCTCGGTGCTGGGCATCCGCGTCGACGGTGACGATGCGCCCGTCTCGCTGCCGCCTGCCTCTGCCTCGCAGACGATCCAGACCGGCAAGGACTCAGCCTCTGCGGAGTTCGTAGAGGCCACCGTCAAGCCCGACGACGTCCCTACCGACGCCGAGCTGTTAAAGCGCGCCAACCTGGACCCGGCCGAGTGGGAGGTCGTCTCCCGCCGGCAGAGCGTGTGGGAGGCGCAGGGCAAGGGCGGCGAGGAGAAGACGATGCGCAGCCTGCGCGTCTCTTACGGTCGCATCAGAGAGACACTTTCTGACACCGTCCTGCCGGCTTTCGGCGGGCGTCCGGTGACGGTAAAGCCTCCGGCCAGGCGCAAGGCAGGCGAGCGCGAGAGCCGCCTGGTCTTCGTCCTCTCAGACTTTCATTGCCCGAGCTACGACCCGAAGCTGCTCGAGGTAACCGAGCAGGTTCTTCTTGACGCTCAGCCCGATGAGCTCATCATCAACGGCGATCTCGTGGACTGGCCGACGGTCAGCCGCCACGCGCCCGAGAGGGGAGAGGCAACCGCCAACGAGTGCGTGCAGAGCGCCGGCGAGGTCCTCGGACGCCTGCGGGCCGCCGTGCCCGATGACTGCCGCGTGCGGTTCATTCCCGGCAACCACGAATCAAACCTGAGCCGCTACCTGCTCGAGCGCGCCTCGGCCGCAGCCGACCTGTGCTGCGCGGGCTCTGACATTCCCGTCTGGAGCCTGCAGAACCTCCTGCGCTTCGACGAGCTCGGCGTGGAGATGGTCGGCAGCGAGGACCGCTGGATGCAGTCGACCATCAAGCTCACCGACGAGCTGGTGGTAAGGCACGGCCTCTCGGTGAAGGCCGGCTCGGCCGCTTCGGTTATCGCCAACTTCAAGAGCGCGACCTTCGCCACGGTCTCCGGGCACACGCACCGCCAGGGCATCGCTCACGTCACGCGCTGGCGGGCCTCGGGCAAGCACCGCGTCCTGCAGGGAGCCGAGATCGGCGGCATGTTCCAGATGCCGCGCAAGAGCACCGACTGGCCTGGCTACGTCGCTCACTCAAACCTGGATTGGGCGCCGGGCTGGGCGTCGATCGAGCTTGAGCCCGACGGGCACTACAGCATTGACCTTGCCAGCTGGCAGAACGGCACCCTGATGTGGAAGGGCCAGCGCTGGTGAGATGCGCTCACGCCAGGAGCTGCTCCGACTGCTGCGCAGCCTGGGCTACAACTACGTCCAGCTGCACGCGCCGCTCGCCTACGAGGACGGCAAGATCGTCCTGATGTTCTCGGTGCCCTACGGCGCCAAGCGCCGCGCCCTGACCGCCTTCATCACAGACCAGCAGGACCGGCCGCCGCAGGTTGAGGTTGAGCCGGGTTTCGTAGTTCAACAGGGGAGCTATAGATGACAGTCACGCTCGTAGGCTTCGACGCCTGCAAAGCAGAAGGAAGGCACGTCCCGACCGACGTGGCAAACCCTCGGCTACAGAACCTCTGCGGCCGTTGCGGGCGCCTAATGGAGCCCGACGAGATGCAGCGCGACATCGCCCTGGAGCGCAGCTGGACCGAGCAGGCCGCGACCTTCGCGCAGTACGTCGCCGATCCTGACGCTGCCGCTGCGGCCTTGACGCTGATGCGCGAGAAGCGCATGGGCGACGGGCCTTGGCTGAACGTCTCAGAGCGCGACTGGATAGTCGAAGCCCTCGAGGAGGTCGCAGACCTCTCGGCCTACGTCATGGCCGCCCTAACGGCCCTGGACGCTCAGGAGCGCGACGACGAGGACGCAGGCCGCGACCGGATGCTGCTGTTCATGGCGCTCTCTGCTGCCGTGACGGCGTTCGACTCGCTGCGCGCCGTGGAGCAGGAATGAGACGCTCGGCCACCTACGTCATCGAAGGCATCCCGAGGCCAAAAGGCAGCAGGGTCTCAGGCTTCACAAAGTCCGGTCGACCGTACTCCCGCGAGAGCAACCCTCGAGCGAGCGAGTGGCTCAAGGCCGCGCGAGCTCACGTCTCTGAGCAGCACGACGGCGGGCCGCTGGTGCCGCCCTACCACGTCGTCCTCACGTTCTTCTTCGAGGAACCGAAGAGCAAGCCGACCTGGCCGCGCTCGGGCGACGTTGACAAATACAGCCGCAACGCGCTGGACGCTCTGACGCAGGCCGGCGCCATTGAAGACGATCGCCACGTCATTGAGCTGTCGGCGGTCAAGCGCTACGGCAGGCCGCGAACGGAGATCACCGTTCACGAGGCAGGTCACTAACAACTTCGGCCCTTGGCCGTCCATACGTCGGCGGCGAGTTCCCCTGCTCCTCCTGCCGACCCTAGAGCGCGTCGCTCGCGCTCCGAAAGCCCCTGGCTGCCCTCCTTCCGGGCGGTCGGGGGCTTTTGTCGTTCCTGCGTAGTTTTCCGCATAGCCAAGGCGTTTGGCATCGGTGAGAGTGCCGCCATCGTCACTTTGACCAGGGAGGTTGAGATGGACAGAAATCGTGGGGGGGGGGGGCTTGAAGCCTCATCCGTCTCACTACTGAGTGAGATGCACGACCTGATGGCGCGCAAGCTGCCGCAGGTTCCCGACAGCGATCCGTTCCGCGAGCAGCTAGTAGAGCTTGAGCAGTCGCTCAGGCGCTGCTGTCAGTCGGTGCGGTTGACGTCTTCGGCCAGCTCGTCAATCAGCTGCTTGAGCTGAGCGATCCTGGCCTTGATCTGAGCATTATCGGCCGGCGGGGGTTCGGGTGAGCCCTCGCCGGTCATCAGATACTCGACGCTGACCTGGAAGTAGGCGGCCAGCTTCTCCATTGTGGGGAAGCGCGGCTGCGTCTTGCCTTCGATGGCGTTCTGCAGGGTCTGCAAGTCGACGCCTGCCTCCTTGGCGATCTTGGACAGCGGCTTGCCGTACTGGCGCTCTTTGATTAGCCGCTGCAACCGCTCCCCCAACGTTTCCACCGCCTAGACGGTAGGGACTTCCCGCCTAGTTCTGACGGTTTTCTGCGGAAATACCGGCCCTTTTTGTCCCGCTGCGGTTGTTCCGTCCTCTGGCTTCGGTACAAACTCGCACCTAGTTGGGAAGGAACTACTGAAGCGGCGGTGAATGACACCGCTATGAGCACCGGAGGTAGGGATGGGACGGTATCGCAAGGCAGGAGAGGTAGCCGGCCAGGTTTTCATCGCCGCCGTCATCGTCGCAGGCCTGGCATTGAGCTTGGCGCTCGCTGCCGCGCTGATGCTCGGCGCCTGGATGGTGACCTCGTGAGCGTTGAGAAGCTCACCGACCTCGCCGTCAAGCACCTGTACGCAGGGGAGCTGCTGCGCAAGGTCGCTTTGGACTTCGCGCCGCTGATGGAGCACATGAGCGACGAGCAGCTGGTCGCCGCTCAGAGGCTGCGCGACCTCCTTATCGCTTACGCCGAGTCCGAGCTGGTCGTCACCAACGGGCTGTGCGACGTGGCAAACGCAGAGCGGGAGAAGGCCGCATGAGCGTGCTCAGCGAGTTCCTGCTGGCCGCGCTGGTCATGGCCGCGTGGGTCGGAGTGGCCTTCGTCTTGGCGTTCATCGGGGTCTTCGTGATGAACCTCATCGGTGACCGGATCTACGGAAGGCAAGCAAACGAGGAAAGGGGCAGGGGATGTCCGAGAAGGTGATGCAGGCCGCGCCGTTCGGGCGGCGATTCATGGAGCTGGGCGAGATGTACGAGCGCACCGGCCTAGACGAGAGCATGAGCGCGCAGGACCGCGCTGATGAGATGACGCGGCTGCTGCACGTCATGCGCCGTCGACTGGACGAGGCCGCAGCGGTCCTCGAGCAGACCGAGGAAGAGGCCCGCGCCCTTGAGCTGGTGGCCGCATGATCCGCACCAAGGCAGAGCAGAAGCGCGCTCAACAGAAGCTCGCTGAGCGCCTGCGCCTCATTGAGGCCCAGCGCGTGGACAGCGCGACCCGCTGGCGTTACCGCAAGCTAAGGGAGGGGCGATGAGCACCATCGAGAAGCCGCTCTTTGACCTTCCGCCCGTCGTCATAGATGCGTGCATGAACACGCTTCTTTACGGCCCGGCCGGCTCCGGCAAAACAACAGCGGGTGTGGGAACCTCGCCGGGGCCGGTTGTGGTCGTCAACCTGGACGGCCCGAACGCTCTCTTCTACGCCCGCAAGGTGGCCGCAGAGCGCGGCACTGAGCTGCTTGAGGTGCAGATACAGGCCGACGAGGACCCGCGCGATCGTATGCGCGAGGCCATCCTTTACGCCAAGGGCAACGACGTCGCCACGTTCGTCATTGACGGCGTCGGCAAGCTGCGCGACCAGCTCGCATTTGCCATCGGCGGCGAGAACCCGTCAATGGCCGAGTGGGGGATGGTCAGCAAGTCGCTCAAGGACATTGTCCGCACTCTCAGGGACGCGCCGATGTCGACCGTCTGGATCGCTCACGAGCAGATCGTTGAGGAAGACGGGGCGGTCATCGTGCGCCCGGAGGTAGACGCCAAGGGCCGCTCAGCGGAGATGCTGATGGGGGAGGTCGACGTCGTCGGCTACTGCCAGGCGTGGACCGACGACGCGGGGGACAGGCAGTACGCCGCCCAGCTCGTAGAGCGCAAGGGGCGCCGCGCCAAGGATCGCTCAGGGGCACTCGGCGACGTGCGGGCGCTTGACCTCACTGAGTGGCTGGAGACCTTCAAGGCCGCTCTGGCAACCGACTTATCCGACATTCCCTTCCTAGACACCGACGACAAGGAGCAGGCAGATGAAGGTTGAGGACCTGACCGAAGTACCCGACGAGCCGACCAGCACCCTCGTACCTGAGGGCACCTACGCGGTGATCGTCACCGACGCTGAGGAGAAGACCTCGAGCAAGGGGACGCCTGGAATCGGGCTGGACCTTGAGATAACCGAGGGCAGCGAGAAGGGCCGCGCCGTTTGGGACACCGCATGGGTGACTGAGAAGGCCATGTGGCGCGTCAAGAAGGTGCTCTCGGCGCTCAAGTACGAGATCCCCGAGGGCGAGTTCGACCTCAACACCGCCGACCTCATTGGCCGGCGCATGTTCGTCGTCTGCGAGTGGGAGGAGTACGACGGCAAGACCCGCGTGCGCGTTGTGGACATGATGGAGCAGGACGGCTGGGACCCGTCAGACCTGCCTAAGCGCGAGGCCGAGCCGTTCAAGACCGGAGACGACGGCATCCCGTTCTAATGCCTGCCGTTGAGCGACAGCCAACGAAGGACGACGTGCTGGCATACGGCGCGGAGCTGCGTGCGCACGCGGCGGGCATCAACAACCCGTCGCCTGCCAACGACAAGCACCGCCCGTATGTCCACGTCTGGAGTCCGACCGACGAATACTGCCGCTACCTAGTGCGCAAGTGCGGACCGGAGAAGGCTCTGGCTCAGCTGCAGTACCGCGCCGAGCTGTCGGTAAAGCAGCTTGACTTTGAGCGCGACCTCGAGGCCGCCCGTCAGGAGAAGGAGCGCAAGCGCCGCGAGCGCGACCGCTGGGACGCCGAGGAGCTCGCCGAGAAGGACTCGCCGGGCAAGCGCATCGACCAGGCGCTCGTGCAGCTGCAGATGATTGCGGGCGGCAAGGCCTTGAAGATGGAGGCGCAGGTGCAGGGAGGCATAGAGCATCCCTCACGGCTTCTGGCCGAGCGCAACGACGAGGAGCTGCGCAAGGCCATGACGGCCGCGCTGGGGCTGGCAAGGCGCCTGGAGAACACGCTAGACCGCCTGCGCCGCTCACCACTCCCGCCACCGAAGCTCGCCGACCGTGACGCACAGCTTCGCGCCTTTCTCGGCTACACGCCGGAGCAGATCGCGCAGCTTGACCCGCGTCAGGGGCTGCCGAGGCAGATCCGCGAGCGTCGTCAGGCCCTGGGCCTAGACGAGGAGACCGGCGACCAGCTGGCATGAAGATGAACCTCACCGCACCCGCAAAGCCCGATGCCCGTCCCTTCGTCAATCACGTTGGCGTGGCGATGAGCGAAGTCTTCCCGGCCATCGTCGCTTTCAACGAAAGCCGCGACGAGCTTGCGCGCCTGACGCTTGAGAGCCGCCTGGCCGACCTGCAGCACGCCTGCGAGATGGCAAGGAGGGCCCTGTGAGCGAGCTGCACGACAAGGCCGAGGAGCTGATTGCCGAGATGCGCACGATGGACCGCATCGCCGCCTACCGTCACGCCCTCAAGTACGCCGGCTATCAGCCGAAGAGCGTCGACCTAGCCGTTGAGCGAAACCGCGACTGGATTCAGTCGGGCGACTGGAGCGAGGACGAGCAATGAGCTGCGGCTGTGGAGATTGCGAATGCGAACGCCTGCGCGAGCAGAACATGGCGCTGATGGCTGAGAACGCCGAGCTCGCCGCACACATCGCCGTCTTGGTCGCCCTAGACGAGAAGCGCCACGACGCTGAGAAGCAGTTTGGAAGGCAGCTCGTTGAGGCTCGAGGACGCATAGGGGACAGGAAGGCGGACCTGTGAGCGTTGAGCGCCTGGCCGGCCAGATCCGCGCAACCGAAGAGGGCGCCCTGCCTGCGGGTGAGCACCTGATGACGCTGGACAACGTCGCGGTGATGAGCCGCAAGAAGGGCGGCTGGGGCCTGCGCCTCACCTCAAGGCACGAGAGCGGCCAGTACGCGATCGAATGGCGCAACCTCAGCAGCGACGCCGAGGACCCGTACAAGCTCACCGACGGCCAGCTCAAGGGGATGCGCGAGTTTGCCGCGCGGTTCAACATCACCGAGCGCGACCCGGAGCAGATCGTGCGCCGCCTGGAGGACTCCCTCGGTGCTCCTGTGCAGGTAATGGTCAAGCAGACGCCGCACAGCCGCATCGTCAAGCACTCAGCGCCGCAGGGCATACGCCTGCGCACCGATGCGGGCGCCCTGACGGTCGCCGGGGAGGTAGTGGAGCCCGACGACGCCTACGAGATGGAAAAGCGCCTGAAGGCCGCCCTGCGCCTCACAAGGCGGTCACTTCTGGAAGTGGCGCGGGCCGCTCACGACATCAGCAGGGGCCACGCCTACGAAGCCCTCGGCTACGAGACGCTCGCTGAGTTCCTGGCGCAGCCTGAGGTGGGGATGAGCCGCTCGGAGTTCTTCACCGCCGCCAAGATTCACGAGGTCTTCGTCCTTGAGCACGGCATTGAGCCGGACAAGCTCGCCGAGGCCGGGATGGCAAAGCTTGCCGTGGTGCTGCCGAAGGTCACGGCAGGGGAGATAGAGGCCGAGACCGCCGTTGCCGACGCCTCCAGCAACGGGCTGCGGGACCTGCGCGACGAGTACCGCGAGCCGCGCGAAAGTCCGGTCGACCGGACTACCTGCCCGCGGTGCGGCTGCATCCCTGACGAGGTTCTGGACCCGCTGCGCATCAAGTGGGAGGCCGCATGAGCAACATCATCGACCTCAACGCCTTCCGCAAGGACCGCGACGAGTGGGACCGCATCTGCGACGAGGAGGCGATCGACGTCTTCATGGCTGCCTTCTGGCATCAGTCACCGGCTCAGGAGCTTCTGGACAGTCCGACACTGCGAAGGCGTACCGCAGAAGCGCTCATGGATCTGCGCGACTACCTACGGTGTCGGGACAACGACCAGGAGGAGCCAGCATGAAGTTTGACGTGGCGATAGACGCCTTCATCGCTGACCTGCGCGGCTACGGGCAGATCAACTCCGAGGCAACAGAGAAGTCCTACCGCGAGAAGCTGCTGATGCACGCCGCTGACTGCGGTGGGCGGCCGGTGGAGAAGACCGGCAAGACGGACGTGAAGAGGACCCTGCGCCGTTGGCAGCATCCGAACAGCAAGAACCAGGCGCACAGCGTCCTCAACAGCTTCTACAGCTGGACCGTCGAGGAAGACATCAGGGCGACAAACCCGGCGCAGGCGGTTAGGCGCGCGAGGAGGTCTCAGCCGCAGATAAACCGCCTGACGCGCGAGGAGACCTCGCAACTGCTGGATTGGGCCGCCTCGAGCGATGCTAGGCACACCGAACGCTGGATGATCTACCTCGGCATCTGCGCCGGGCTTCGCTGCAAGGAGCTCTCAGAGACGCGCGTAGAGGACGTCATGCGGCCCGGCTGGGTGCACGTCGCCAGGACGGCGGGCAAGGGCGCCAAGGAGCGCTGGGTGCCCGTTATCCGTGACCTGCAGCCGATCATTGACGAGATAAAGCTCATCGGGCCCGAGCGCGGGACGCTGCTGCGCCCTCGAGAGCGCGCGACGACTCCGCTGCTGGGCGAGTACGTCGAGGTCGACCGGCCGATGGCCCGCAACAGCATCTACCGCCTCGTCAAGGCCGCCGGGCGCAAGGCCGGGCTCTACCAGCCCGTTACGCCGCACACGCTCAGGCACGCCTTCGGTGACCACATCGCCAAGTACGCAGGTCTGCGCGTCGCGCAGGCCCTGCTCGGTCACGAGTCGGTGGAGACGACCGCCGGCACCTACGTCGACCGCGTCTCAATGGACGAGATGAGCGTCGCCGTCCAGGGCTTCACGTTCTTTAGTCGGGAGGACTCAGAAAACGCCGCAGGGGTATGGCCTGCGCAGAGGGGCATTACAGCCCGAGGAGATGATGATGTTCGATAATAGAGATAAGTCTGAACTAAGTCAGCAGAGGTCTGTAGAGGGCGACAGCACTCTGCTGATGGGCCTTCGCAGGGGCCTGCCGGAGCACTCAGGGGATGCCGAGCCGGTGCTGGTGCTGCGCAACGGCGGCGAGGTCATCCTCACGTTGGACGACGGCGAGCAGCTGGTGCTGGACGCCCTCGAGCTGGCCGCTGCCATCAAGCCGCAGCTGCGGGTAGCGGCATGAGGCAGAGCAAGGTCAAGCGTCAAGAGGCCAAGCGCGAGCGTGGCCGGCTCTTCGGTGGCAAGACGCGCCAGAAGGAAGAGAAGGCCGAGCCGACGCGCTACACCGTCGTGTTCGCCTCAGATGTCAGGCAGCCGAAGTACCTCTACTGCGGCGCTGAGAGCTTCGACGGCTACCCGCTTGAGCACGCAGAGCGCCTAGCGGCCCCGGTGCCCGGTCAGCAGAACCGCTACGCCGTCGTGCCGCTTGAGGTGCATCGCTGGGCGCGAGCTCAGGGAGAGCCGCTGAGTCCGAAGACCGCGATCGCCGCCTACGAGAAGGAGGCCGCATGAGCTTCCGCGACCGCATGGAGGCCATCGCCGAGGCCGACATGATTGCCAAGCCCTGGCACTACGATGGCCCGGACTTCGCGCCGTGGAAGCACCTAGGCCCTGAGCACGAGGACCTCAAGGCCCGCTGCGAGGGCAGGGCGCCGTTCTCTACCGACCGTGAGGACCTCGACGAGGAGGTGCGCGATGCGTAGGCTCCTCGTCGCCGTCCTGGCCGCGATGGCTCTCGGCGCTCCTGTAGCGCAGGCCCGCCCGATGCCCGCCAACTGGCAGCTGTGGGTGAAGATGGGTCGCTGCGAGCAGCCCGGTAGCGGCTGGCGCGGAGTCAACTGGTCTCACAAGGGCCCGACCTATCAGGGCGGCCTTGGCTTCTACTACGCAACCTGGCAGCACTGGAAGCTGCCGTGGTATCCGAGCAACGCCGGCTATGCGACGTGGCGCCAGCAGATGCGCGTGGCAAACCGCGTGGCGCGCGACGTTGGCTTTTCGGCGTGGAGCTGCTGGGGGCGGATTCGATGAGCACCGCCGTCGCAGTAGAGGTAGATGAGCTAGTTGAGCTTGACCGCAAGGTCGACGCGGCTGAGGGCGAGGGCATCATGGCTCGCTGGGAGTTTGGCCGCGAGCTGCTCAAGCAGCGCAAGGGCAAGCAGCTGCCTCATGGGTTGCTGGATCGCCTTGTTGAGCAGACTGGAAAAAGCCGGAGCGAGCTCAAGTATCGAGTTCAGTTTGCAGAACAGGTCAGTAGTGAGGCAGAAGTGGCCAATGTATTGGCCACTTTTGGCTCGTGGTACGGCATCGTCACTCAGGCGCTACCCGACAAGAAGCCAGGAGCTCATGTAGGCCATAACAGCGGCGAAAACGAGTGGTACACGCCGCAGGAATACATCGACGCAGCCCGCACGGCGATGGGCGACATTGACCTAGATCCTGCAACCAACGAGACCGCTAACGAGGTTGTCGGTGCGAAGCAGATCTACACGCTGGACGACGACGGGCTGGCTCAGGACTGGCAAGGGCGCGTCTGGATGAATCCGCCTTATGCGCAGCCGCTAATCGGACACTTTGCCGAGAAGGTGGTGCGGGAGTACGCCGAAGCGCGCGTCGACCAAGCGTGTGTGCTCGTCAACAACGCGACTGAGACCGAGTGGTTTCAGCTGTTGGCCTCATGTTCTGCGGCGATGTGCTTTCCGAAGGGAAGGGTGCGGTTCTGGCACCCCGAACGGAAGAGCGCTACGCCGCTGCAGGGGCAGGCCGTTCTCTACTTAGGCGATCGCGCTCGAGCCTTCGCTGAGGCTTACGACGAGCTCGGGTTTGTGGTGGTGAAGCCGTGACTAAGTGGCGACATGATTGCGACCGCGGACAGGACTGCTGGCTTGAGCGTCGATGGGACCCTGACTCTCTTGGCCGCACGGGCCGCAGGCTGCCTCGAGGTAGCAGCGCAACGGACATTGACGGCTTCCACGAGATCAACAATCGGTTCTTGATTGTTGAAAGCAAGCCTCTGAGCTATGACGAGATGCGCGGGGGCCAAGAGAAGGCGCTGCGTCGACTTGTCAACCAAGCCGAGCGCGTCTCGCTGATGTGGCAATGGTGCGAAGACCAAGCCCAGGATTCCGTTGTTGCTTTGCGGCTTCGCTATTGGAATGACGGCCAGGTACTTGACAGTCAAAGGTTTGACGCCGATGTCGACAGGAGGGACCGGCTGTGGTGCGAATGGGGATGGTGGGCTGAGGAAAGGCCATCAGCTCCCCACCCTTGGACTTTGTTGGCGGTGCCAGCATGACCCGCTACACCCTCGCCGGAGCCTGGAAGGCTGAGCACGACCCGCAGGGGGAGTGGGTGCTGTGGCGCGACGTGCGCGATGCCCTGACGACCTGCGGCGAGCTCGCCATTGAGCGTGATGCCTACCGCAAGGCCCTCGTCGACATCGCCGCCATCCCGTTGACGCTGCCTAGCGCATCGGCGGGCGTGGCTGCGGCCAAGAAGGCGCTAAAGGGATGAATGTCGGCTCAACCTTCTCAGGAGTCGGCGGACTTGACCTCGGGCTTGAGCGGGCCGGTATGCGCGTCCTGTGGCAGGCAGAAGTCGATGAGTGGTGCCGACGAGTGTTGCGATGGCACTGGCCCGACGCAGACATCTTTGACGACGTGCGAGCAGTCTCAGCCGATGGCCTACATCGAGAACATGGCCGGAGAGGGACGCATCAGCACCGAGGTGGAGACGCTGCGCAAAGGCCGAAGCGGCACCAGCTTGATCTTCTCTGTGGAGGCTTCCCGTGCCAAGACCTCTCCGTCGCCGGCAAGCGAGCCGGACTCGCAGGTGAGCGCTCAGGACTCTTCTTTGAGTTTGCCCGAATCGCAGATGAGCTTCGACCAACTTGGCTCCTCGTTGAGAACGTCGTTGGGCTCCTCTCCTCTGCCAACGGACGAGACATGGGAGTCGTTCTCTCAACGCTGGCCGAAATCGGGTATGGCCTCAGCTGGCGAGTGGTCGACGCTAGATACTTCGGAGTCCCCCAACGACGCCGTCGAGTGTTCATTGTCGGATGTCTTGGAGACGACGGTGAGCGAGCGGTACGCGCTCTCGGCGCGGGCGGCGAGGGGGATCTTGAGGCGGGCCGATGCTCGTGGCAGGACGCTGCCGCCGGAACTGGAGCAGGCACTCAAAGGGCTGGCGGCGTGAGGTGGCCGGCTGAGGTTGCCCCGACGCTCAATACGGCGTTTGGGACGAAAATGGGCTTGGAAGATCAACATGCGTTATCTGGCGCAGGGATGTTTGTGCCTGGACCGATCACTTTTGAGGCTGAATACAGCAATCAAGGGAAGGTCACAGAGGCCGGCGCACCTTCAGGCCCGCTTACTAGAAGCCTGAGAAAAGCGACACTGCATCAGTCCTCAGTTCGTCGCCTCACACCTACGGAGTGCGAGCGTCTTATGAGCTGGCCTGACGGCTGGACAGCGGTTGATGGCGACAAGACACCGGACAGCCGCCGCTATGCAGCCTGCGGCAACGGGGTCGTGAGCAACGTCGCGGAATGGATAGGGCGCCGGATCATGGCTGTGGAGCGTGAGGGATGAAGCGCCGCAACTGGAAAGAAGCCCGCCAGAAGGTTGAGCGCGAGGGCTTTCGCTGCCGCGTCTGCCGCTCGAGCTTTCAGGTAGAGGCCGCGCACGTAATCCCCAGGAGCCTTGCGCCTGGAGTCGGCAACAACATGGGCGCCGACAACATCGTGCCGCTCTGCGGAGGCCCTGACGGCTGTCACGGCGCCTATGACAGACACGAGCTCTCCATCCTTGAATACCTGACGTTGCCCGAGCAGGTAGCAGCCGTCAGGCAGGCCGGCGGAATCGCGTTGGCCTATCGCCGCACGACTAATCAGAGGGACTTTTGATGTGGCGGCTGATTGAGGCCGATTGCGTTGAGGCGATGCGCGAGATGCCCGAGGCAAGCGTCGATGCCGTCGTAACAGATCCGCCCTACGGCATCAACTTCATGGGCAAGGCGTGGGACGGCAAGGCGATAGCTCAAGCGTCGAAGAACGCAGGCGGCGATCATCACAAGAGTCGGGAGCGCAGCGCCTCAATGCATGCTGGCAGCTACGACCTGTCGCTCAGCGGCAACCAGCACTTTCAGGCTTGGTGCGAGCTGTGGGCGGCCGAAGCCCTGCGCATCCTCAAGCCTGGGGGTCACTTGTTGGCTTTCGGTGGGAGCCGGACGTATCACCGCCTTGCGTGCGCGGTTGAGGACGCAGGCTTTGAGGTCAGGGATCAGATGATGTGGCTTTATGGGTCGGGGTTTCCTAAGTCGCTGAATGTGGGGAAGGCGATTGACAAGGCGGCGGGAGAGGACGGACGGACCGGCGTTATCAGGATGGCTCAAGGACGCGCCCGTCGCACCGCCGACGGAAGAAGTGCTCGAATGGCAACCCCTGCGGGTGCTGATCCAGCTGAGTTTGTGGACACGCCTATTTACGGCTATGCGCCTGTGACCGACGGCGCGAAGAGGTGGGAGGGGTGGGGAACCGCCCTGAAGCCGGCGCACGAGCCGATTGTCGTTGCCCGTAAGCCGCTGGCAGGGACGGTTGCGGCGAACGTGTTGGAGTTTGGGACGGGCGCGCTGAACATTGACGGATGCCGGATAGGGATTGCGCCGGGTGACGAGCCGAGCGCAGGGCATCGAACGGCGACGTTTGGGACACAGGAAACGGTGAGCGGTGGCGATGGCTCGGGCGGGTGGACGGCCGCTAGTGGCCGCTGGCCCGCAAACGTGATGATGGACGAGGAAGCCGGGCGGCTCCTAGACGAGCAGAGCGGGGAGCGTGCTCCTGGCGCAGCGCCTAAGAGCAACAACGTCGGGTTTGGGAGTGTCTATACCGCCGGCGGCGAACGCGCTGGCGTGCAACGCGAGGCTCGCATTGAATACGACTCCGGCGGCGCGTCCCGCTTCTTTTATTGCGCCAAGAGCTCTAAGGCTGAGCGCAACGCCGGGCTAGACGGGTTTGAGGTCAAGCGTCCCGATAACAGAACCGAAACCGGGATGCGAACCTTTGAGCAAAAAGGTGTCCAGCCTCAGCGCAACGCGCATCCGACCGTGAAGCCAATAGAGCTGATGCGCTACCTATGCCGGCTCGTCACCCCGCCGGGCGGCACCGTCCTTGACCCGTTTACCGGCAGCGGCACAACGGGCTGCGCTGCGGTCCTAGAGGGCTTTGAGTTTGTCGGCGTTGAGCGCGAGGCCGAATACGCGCAGATTGCCAAGGCGCGCATCGCTTGGTGGGAGAAGCATCAGGCCCAAGGCGACACCGACGACATCATGCGCGCCGCTGGGGTACGTGACGAGGTTAAGCAGTCAGGGCAACTCGGACTATTGGACGAGGCCGCATGAACGCCGAAGGCCAAGGACAGATACATGGCGCGCTTCAGCGCGCGGGAATTGTGCCGACAATGGACGCCAGCAAGGCCTACCGCGTCGGCTACAACCAGGCTGAGCGCGAGCTGCGGTCAGAGCGCGACAGTCTTGGACAGAAGGTCGCCCGCCTTGAGCAGTTGATGACGGAGATCGGGCTGCTTGCCCGTCGCAGGTAGTGCAGGCCGCCTTCAAGGACAGCCGCCGTCGACTGCGTCGCGCAATCCTCGCGCAGCTGAGCCGTCAGCAGATGACCGCCTTGGAGCTCGCCGACGAGCTCGAGCACCTCGCCCCCTACAACCAGGTCAAGCGCGAGCTGCTGCGCCTCGTCGGCCAGGACCTTGTCTGCTCATTGGAGACCAAGGGCAAGTACGACCGCTTTGAGACGTGGGAGAGCGCCATCGCGCGCGTCAAGGCCAAGGACAACGGCCGCCGCCACGTCGTCGCATCCCGTATCCGCAGGGGAGAGCGCGTGGGCTAAGTAGCGATGTCGCCGGCCCGGCCAGGCGCGGATCTTTATACCGGGAGCTTGAGGGAAGCGTCCTACACCCGCGAACGGCGTGGGGAAGACAGGCAACGTGCGTCCGAGCTGAAACCGTCGGCTCAGGAGCAATACGCGAACCCGTGGAAGGCAGACCGCAAGGTGAGGCTGGCACGGTGGGAGAGCGCACGGGACGATGCAAGTAGACATGGGAGATGAGGGAGTGGTGCGCCGTTCGTGAACAGCAGCACCGAGGGACGGGACGAGGCGCTGTGGCAGTCCGGTTGACCGGACTCTCCCGATGCTGCTGTTCATGCGGTACTTTGGGACTGCGTAAGGGTACTTACGCGCTTTGCGTCAGGGGTCTTGACACCCTGCCGTAAGAGGGGTTACACTCCAGTCATGGAGTCAACCAACAGAGAGGGGCAGGACATGGAAATGGACCAGGTAGTACTAGAGATGATGAACCAGAAGGCAAGGGACGCTGCTTGGGAGGCGACCAACTTGCTGATGACCAAAGTCGCCGACTTCGTGGAAGTGTCGGATGACAATCCGCACGACTTTGGCGGATGGGCGGCGCTATACGCGTCAGAAATTGAGTCTCGCCTTGACGACTTCTTTACGGATGCGGTTGTGGATTGGGAAAAGTGGGTTGAGCGCTGCGAAAAGGAGGACGCATGACAACGCAAGAGCGCGAAGTTTGCGAACGTATCATTTCAGAGATCCACGAGTGGCTTGTCGATGAGTGGGATGACGAGGAGGCTTTCATCGGTTTCATCGGACGCGGCACGGATCGTCTCGTTGAGAAGGACGGCGACCTCGTTTGGGAACCGTCTGATGCTGACTACATCAGGATTTGCACGGGCAACGCGGAGGCGCAGTTCTATCTGTCGTATGCGGACCTGCTCAATGCTCCTCGAGGTCAGGTCGTCAAGGCAACCTGCGACGAGGTCGACCGTTGGTACAAGGAGCAAGAGTGATGCTTACCGACGCTCAGCAAGATTGGCTGGTGATGATCCGTGACTTCCACATCGGCACTCAAAACTCAGACAAACGCACAATCAAGGCTCTGCAGTCGCGTGGTCTGATTGCTTTTGAAGGTCTCCATTTCACGGGCAAGTGGGTACTGACGGACGCTGGACTTGAGGCACTCTCAGACATTGACACTCAGGGTTCGCAGGTATGGCTGCGGGTTCGGGGTCAGGAAATGGTTTCGTGACCCTTGACGCAGTAACCGAAGCCGACAAGCGCTTTCAGGAGGCCGCTGAGCGGGCTGAGGGGTTGCGTCAGGAGCGCAACAACCTGATCCGCTTAGCGGTCTCTGACGGCGTTTCTGTGACGGCTGTGGCGCGCGCGTTGGGCTGTTCACGCGCCCGCGTCTACCAGATCATTGAGCAGGAGTAACTTTCCGTCCGGCTAGGGGTCTATCTTTTCTGCGTCCCCCCTGGAAAGGGCGTAGTGCGCCCTAAATCAGGTGGGACGCATAGCGTCTTGAGGGACGCGCTTTATAGCTCGGCGTCTCCGAGGTGGAACGGCGTCGAGCAAATCTTTTAGGCCAGCCTGAGCGCTGGCTTTTCTGTATTCGAAGGGCAGGGAGCGAGGGAACCTATGCGCCTCCTGCACGTCGACACTAAGCAGCGCCGCGTCTGGATCTGCGGCCTGCGAGTTCACCACGGCCTCGTCGGCCTCGGTGCTGCGGCCGTCGGTGCTGTCCTCATGCTGCACGATCGCAAGGACTTCCCCTGGCATGTATGACGCCGTGGAGCTCGCCGACATCATGGTCGATAGCGACCTGTGCGTCACCTGCGTGCCGGTTATCAACAGCGATCTCGAGGAAGACGTCGCCGTGGTTGGGCTGGAACCGAACCGCGTCGCCCTAGCTGCGCTGACAAGCGATGACAAGAGGCTGCGCGTGCGCGCGGTTATCAGCGTCGCCATTCACTCTCACAGGCTCCTGCCCGCTAACGGGCTCACGTTCCGGTGCCCTTCATCTTCCTAGACGAAAAGCAGAGGGAGTTCCTCGTGTGGTGGAGCAAGGCGCACAACGCACCGGACTGGTTCATCGAGGCCCTCGAGCGTGAGGACCCTAAGCGCGAGCAGCTGCCCGTCACGTTCTGGAGAGGCCGGCAGAAGTGAAGCCGGTCCTCGCGGTGCTCAACGTCCGCGAGATACCGCAGGTCCTTGACGCCCTTGACGCCCTGAACATCGACAAGGTGCTGATACGCGGCTACACCGAACGGCAGATAGCCGACAGCGTCTGGACCGAGCAGGTAATGTCAGGCGTCAAGGAGCGCGGCTACACGCACCTAAGCCTTATCAGCGACGACGCGGTCATCGCGCCGCACTCTCTCGAGCTGGTGCTGCGCCACGCCGAGCAGTATCTCAAGCGGGTAACGACCGGCTGGTGCAACCAGGACTTCACCGACGACAAGGTGGCGCTTAGCACCGAGCCGCTCACCGACGAGACACCGAAGCCCCGCAGCTACACGCTGCCCTCGTGGCGCGACGTGCTGATGGGGCCCGAGGTGCAGCTCACCTACTTCACCGGCTTCTGCCTGACTACCTGCACCGTTGAGATGTGGGAGCGCTACCCGTATCAGGCGTACGGCGACGACGGCTTCGCTGCCGACTACAACATGAGCCGCCGCCTGGCAGCTGACGGCGTACAGATAGACGCGCTGCGCGACGCCTTCTGCCTTCACCTGCGAGAGACCCGCAACGGATCGCCTAGCCATCCCGAGCGCCGCGTCCTTGTTGGGGAGATGGAGCCCGAGGTTCGCTTTGCCTGAGCTGAAGGTGTGCAACAGCTGCGGCTGTCTGCACGAGAACCTGACGAGCCCGGTATGCGCCGCGTGTGCAAGGCCGCCGAGCTTCGGTCGAGGCCATCGCCGCCGCCGCAAGTGGACACCCGAACAGCTACAGCGCCAACGCATCTACGGCACAGCAGCGTGGAAGAAGGTAAGGGCAGCAGCCCTAGCGCGTGACGAGTACCGATGCAGGCGCTGCGGCACAACGCAGCAGCTCATCGTCCATCACGACATCGAAGTCCACCAAGACGCAACGAGGGCGCTGGACCTGGACAACCTAGAGACGCTCTGCCGCGTATGCCACGGGCGCACGCACGCACACAGGAGAAGTCAAAGGGGGGGCTGACCTCAGCTGGTGGGAGGGCGCCCCAGTCCGCGCGGTGGGGGCAGATTTTTTTTGTGGAGATGGAGCATGGGGAGACTTGATGCCGACACCGCCGAGCAGGGCGAAGACGCTTGAGCAGCACCAGAGGGATGGCACCTTTCGGTGGGACCGCCACGAGCACCTGCTTGAGGAGCGCGACGCGACGCCGAAGCTGTGGCAGGCAAAGAGCATCCGCCAGGGCGGCCCGCTGGAGCCGGCCAAGCACTTTTCGCTGTTCACCGACCAGCTGATTCGTCACACGATCGGCCGCTGGCATGGCAAGCCGTTTCAGCTTGAGCCCTGGCAGCGCGAGCTTGTCGATGACCTGCTGGCCGTCGATAAGCACGGCAACCGCATCGTGCGCCAGGCGCTTATCGGGCTGCCGCGCAAGAACGGCAAGAGCTCGCTGCTCTCGGCGCTGGCTTTGTGGGCCTGCTCGGCCGAAGGCGAACACGCGCCAGATGTCGTAGTGGCAGCGGGCTCCCGCGAGCAGGCCGCCGTCGTCTTTGACCAGGCTCGAGCGTTCGCTGACAGCAACGCCGATCTAAGCCTGTGGTTTGACCAGCAGCGCTTCGTCATCAAGTGCCCGCAGACAGATGGCCTCATTCGCCGCATCGCCGCTGATGGCAAGCTCCAGCACGGCCTAAACCCTTCAACGATCGTCGCCGACGAGCTGCACTCGTGGATGACTCCGAGGCAGGAAGAGCTTTGGGCGGCGATGCAGACCGCGACAGGGGCCCGCGAGCAGCCGCTAACCGTCTCCATCACGACGGCCGGCTATGACCGCGAGACCGTTCTTGGCCGCTTGTTCAAGCAGGCCACCGAGCTGCCGCAGCTGGAAGAGCGCGAGAACGGCTCGTTGCTCGTCGCCAAGGACACCGACACCGGCTTCCTGTTCTACTGGTGGCAGGCGCCGGCCGACAGCGACATTGAAGACGAGGACGCCTGGATGCGCGCTAATCCGGCTTCGTGGGTTACGCCGCAGACGCTCCGCCAGCAGCTTGACTCGCCCACCGTTGACGAGCAGGCCTTTCGGCGCCTTCACCTCAACCAATGGACGGCGACAAGGACCTCATGGCTCAAACCGGGCCTGTGGGATGAGATGCATGACGACGAGCTTCGCCCGGCGCCCGGCACTCCCGTCTATCTCGGCATCGACGTTGGCCTAGTGCATGACACCACAGCCGTTTCAATGTCGTGGGTCACGGGCGACAAGGTTGCCGTAACCGCGCACGTCTGGAGCGCCGTTCACGACGTACCGGCTCACGAATACGCCGAAGGTGGCCGCGTCGACCTTGAGCAGGTCGAGGAGTACGTCAGGACGCTGGCAAACACCTACGACGTGCGCGAGCTCGTCTTTGACCCGCGCTTCTTCGAGCGCTCAGCACAGACACTCTCAGGGGAAGGGCTCACCGTGGCTCCATTGCATCAGTCCTCGGCCGCGATGGCCGATGCCTACCAGCAGTTCTACGCATCAGCACAGGAGCGCCGCCTGATTCACGACGGCGACGCAGTTCTGGCCGCTCACGTCGAAGCGACAGCAGCAAAGATGACCGACAGGGGCTGGCGAATCCAGAAGAAGGACCAGAGCAAGCGCATCGACGCCTGCGTGGCCTCGGTCATGGCTACCTGGCGAGCGTGGCGCTCTGTCAACGAGCAGGCCGAGCAGGGCTTCGTGCTTATCGGATGATGATTCTCGTCCTCGGCGCTGGAGGCCCGGCCGGCGTCAACTTCACAAAGGCTGCCTACGAGTGCGGGCACGAGACGGTCGCCTGCGACGTGGACCCGTTCATGCTGCAGCTCGCTAGGGGAAGGCACCGCGAGCTCGTGCGCCGCGAGCGCACCGCCACCGAGATCAACCAGCTGATCCACAAGTACGACGTCGCCTTCGTCCACGCTCAGCCCGACGCCGAGGTCAAATGGCTTTCGGCCAACGCTCACCTGCTCAACGCGCCAACGCTTCTGCCGAACAGGGCGGCCCTATTCGTTTGCGGCGATAAGTACCGCACCGCCAACGCCGTCGGCCCCAATGCGCCGGCCACGCTACCGCTCACCAACGAAAACGAGCTCGAGCGGGCCATCGAGGACCTCGGCGGCGACTGCTGGATGCGCCTTCGCACGGGTGCGGGCTCTTCCGGTGCCCTGCCGGTCTCAGACGTTGAGATCGCGCGCGCCTGGATGCGCCACCACCGGCAGTTCGGCATAGCCGACGACGAATGGATGCTGGCCGAGCGCCTGCCCGGCAGGGACCTCTCGTGGACGGGAGTGTTCAAGGACGGCGAGCTCATTGCCTACGGCATGAAGGAGCGCCTGCGTCTTCTCGGTGCCGACCGTTCACCGGCCCGCATCGCGTCCACCGCCACGCTTCAGGTCACCATCGACCGCAAGGACCTGCACGACCTCGCTCTGCGGGTCACAGGAGCGCTGCAGGGCGTCCCTAACGGCGTCTTTATGCTCGACGCAAGGGAAGACACAGCCGGGATTCCGAAGGTCACAGAAGTAAACTGTGGCCGTTTCGGTACAACGTCGCTGCATTGGCATCACGCCGGCTGCAGCCTTGTCGGCGCCTACATTCACGCCGGGCTCGGCCGCGAGCAGGAGCTCGGGCAGAAGTGCGAGCCCGAGGTGGCCTGGGTGCGCGAGATGGACGCCGGAGCCATGAAGGTGACGCTGTGAAGGTTGTCGGGCTGTGCTCGTTCTATGACGAGTCACCGACCTGGCTTGCCGCTCACCCAGCCGCCTGCTCACGCCTCGTGGATCACATGATCTACGTCGACGGTGCCTATTTTCTTTATGACAAAGACGGGCGCTCGAGCGGCGTAGAGGCTCACGACGCGATCGCCACCGGCTGCGAGGCAGCAGGCATAGGTCACACGCTCTTTGTGCCCGACACGCCTTGGATGGGCAACGAGGTTGAGAAACGCTCGTTTATGTTCCAGCTCGCCGAGCAAATGACTACCGAGGAGGACTGGTACGTCGTCATCGACGCCGACACCTTCCTGGTCAATGGCGACTGCACACGGGCCCGCAACGAGATGCAGTCCGGCGAGTACGAGGCGTACAACGTCCACCTGGTTGAGCGCTGGGACTGGAACAAGGGCGAGGACGGCTCCTCAATCGTGCCTACCGGCAACCCTGGCGCCCCGAACAAGTCAAGCAGCCCGCTGACGTGCGTGTTCAAGGCGCTGCGCGGCCTGCGCGTCTTCGGCGCTCACTACCTCTTCGCCGTGCAGGACCCTGACTGGAAATGGGGCCTAAAGGCGCTGTGGGGCCCGTCGACCGAGTACGACGTCGTGCCTCACGGCCAGCTCAACCTTGACTTTGAGCACCGCAACAAGCTGCGCACCTTTGACCGCGCTCAGGCCGCCCGCGACTACTACCGCGTGCGCGACGAGGCCAAGGTCGAGCGCACTACCCGCAACTTCATCGAAACAGTAGACGGCGAAATCGCCGAGCTCTAGGAGATACCTCTTGCCCGTATGGCTTATGAAGCTGACGTGGAAGGTGCGCGGAAAGCGCGCCGCCCGTCTGCACCTCACAGACGGCCCTAGCGTCGAAGGCATCCTCGCCGGCCGGTGGGGAGGCCACTACATCATGCTCACGCCTTCCATCGTGGAGGAGGAGAGCGTCGAGGCCACCGGACACTTTGAGGTCCCCGCCGAGCGCGTCATCTTCGTGCAGGTGCTCTCGTGAGGGTCGCAACCGTCGGCGGTGACGTGAACCTGCGCGCCCGCGCCTTCGGTACGGCCGGGACCAGCTTCCCGATGCCTACCGACAACGCGCTGACCACGAACACGCCGAGCTCCTCGGTCTCGGTGCCCGCTGTCATGGCGTCCATTCGCCTTATCAGCGACTCCATCAGCGCAATGCCGTGCAAGGTCTACCGCAAGCTCGAGGACGGCACGCCCGAGGTCGACTACAACGCGCCGCAGTTCGACTTGCTGCACCGGGCCCCGAACGCCTCGCAGAGCCCATTTGAGTTCTGGCAAGACGTCACCTGCTCCATCGAAGCGTTCGGCAACGCCTACATCCTCAAGACGCAGTCCAGAGGAGCCGTCCGCGAGCTGCGCGTCATTCGCGCCGACCGCGTCCGCGTGCTCAACGAGGACAGCTACGAGCCGACCTACGAGATCCGCGACGGCGACGACGTTGCCGAGCTGACCAGCAAAGAGGTCCTGCACATTCGCGGCATCGCCCCGTTTGGCGGCGCCGTTGGCCTTTCACCGCTTGAGGCGCACCGTCAGGTGCTCGCCAATGCGCAGCAGGTAAACCGCTTTCAGGGCGCCTTCTTTCAGAACGACGCCGCACCCGGCGCGGTCATCCGCCTGCCTCAGCAGGTCAACGCCGAGCAGGCCAAGGAGATCGCCGACCTGTGGAACAGCGCTCACGCCGGAGCGGCAAGGGCCCGGCGCACCGCCGTGCTCGGTGGGGGAGCCGAGCTGACGGTGATGCCGATAAACATGCAGGACCTGGCGATGGTCGACCAGATGAAGCTGTCGGTCCACGACATCGCCCGCATCTTCGGCCTTCCCGCGCAGCTCATTACCGGCGACGTAATCGGTGACACGCAGCAGATCACCGAGCAGTTCCTGAAGTTTTGCCTGGCGCCCCGTATGAGGCGCATTGAGAGCGCCCTGCGCGCCGACCAGCAGCTCTTCCCGCCGCAGGACAACCTTTACCCGGAGTTCAAGGCCGACTCACTACTCCGGCCCTCAACCCGCGAGCGCTACGAGGCGATGCTCAAGGCGCGGCAGGCCGGCTGGCTTACCGCCAACGAGATCCGCGCCCTGGAGAACTACCCGGCCGTCGAAGGCGGCGATGACCTCCAGATGACGCCCGTTGGCGGCGCTCCGAACCTGACTCAGTCCACCGACCCTTTGGAATAAATGCCCTGGCACATTGAAGACGACAACGCAGACTGCGAAGGCTTCGCGGTCGTGAAGGATGACTCCGGCGAGGTTGTCGGCTGTCACATGACCAACGCGGAGGCCGCCAAGCAGCTTGCGGCGCTCTACATCGCCGAAGAAGAGGCGGCAGACGAGGTAGAAGACCAGCTCGAGGAAGAAGACCCGCTGGCGAGCCGGTGGATTACCACCACGCCGGTCAAGCTGGAAGTCCGCGAGAGCGGCGCCAGCCCGGATGAGCTGACCGTTCGCGGCCACGCCGCCGTCTTCAACAACCTCTCGCACGACCTCGGCGGCTTCCGTGAGCGCATCGCTCCGGGCGCCTTTGCCGACGTGCTCGCCGAGCAGCCCGACGTTCACCTGGTCATCGGCCACGACATGACGATGCCGCTGGCCCGCACCGCCAACGGCACCCTTGAGCTCGTCGAGGATGAGCAGGGCCTTCGCATCTGGGCCCGCATCAACACGCAGCTCTCCTACGCCAAAGACCTCGCCGAGCAGCTGCGCACCGGCCTGGTCGATCAGATGAGCTTTGCCTTCACTACCGCCGAGGACGGCGACGAGTGGAGGAAGGACGAGGAGACCGGCACCATCATGCGCACCGTTCGCAAGGTCTCCGGCCTCTACGACGTCTCAGTAGTCGCTCAGGGCGCCTACCCGCAGACCGACGTTGCGCTGATTCGCTCGGCGCTGCGCCAACACAATCTTCTGGACAGCTCGCAGGAAGTTCCTGGGGCTCTAACCGTCGCGCCTGAACAGGCGGGCGGCGCCGTCGCTTCGGATGAGGGCGGCGAGCAGACGATGTCCAAGCGTCTGCAGGTCATGCGCAACAACGCGCGCATGGCTCTCCACAATCACCACAGCAAGGAGAAGTGATGTCCCGCATCACCGAGCTGCGCGACGCTTACAACGCCGCTGCGCAGACCCTTCACTCCGCTGCTGACGCGATCGAGACCGCCGACGAGTCGGCCGACCTCGACGCCCTGCAGTCGGAGTTCGACTCGGCTCACGATGCCGCCGAGCGCGCCCGCAAGGAGCTGGAGCGCATGGAGGCCGTCGTCGAGGCCCGCGAGTCGATGCCGGTGCGCCCGGTCGAGGAGACCGAGTCGCCCCGCGTGGAGGTCGTGAGCAACGAGGCCGTGTACCGCAAGGACCGGCCCGAGCGCTCCTACTTCCGCGACCTGTACCTGGCGAAGACCCGTGGCGACAGCGATGCCGCCGAGCGTCTGTCCCAGCACTCGCTGCACATCGCAACCAGCGAGGCCCGCGACAACAACACGACCGACACTTCGGGCGGAGAGTTTGTGCCGCCTCTTTGGCTCGTGGCCGACTATGTTGCCAAGGCCCGCGCCGGTCGCGTCACCGCTGACCTGTGCCAGAAGTTCCCGCTGCCGGCGGGCACCGACTCGATCAGCGTCCCCGCCATCACGACGGGTACGTCGGTCGCCGCTCAGGCCACGCAGAACACTGCCGTCTCGGAGACCGACCTGGTCACCGCTGCGGTCACCGCTCCCGTCCGCACTTACGGCGGAATCAGCGACTGCTCCGTTCAATTGGTCGAGCAATCGCCGGTCGCATTTGACCAGGTGATCTTCTCCGACCTGGCCGCCGCTCACGCGAAGGCCATCGACGACGGGATCATCAGCGGCTCCGGTTCGTCCGGTACGCACGAGGGCATCCTCAACGCCGACACCGTCAACGCCGTGACGTACACCGCCACGACGCCGACCGCTGCCGGCCTGTTCCCGAAGCTGGCTGACGCCGTGCAGCAGATCAACTCGGAGCGCTTCGCGCCGCCGAACGCGATCGTCATGCACCCGCGCCGCTGGGGCTTCCTGCTGGCCTCGCTCGACTCGAGCAACCGCCCGCTGGTCGTTCCGAACAGCTCGGTCCCGCAGAACGCTGTCGCCACCTTCGGCGACGTGGCTGCGGAGGCGTTCGCCGGCACCCTCATGGGCCTGCCGGTCTACCTGGACGCCAACATCCCGACCAACCTCGGCTCGGGCACCAACGAGGACCGCATCATCGTCGGCAAGTTCGACGACGCTTTCCTCTACGAGGGCGCTCCGAAGGCGGAAGTCTTCCGCGAGACCCTCTCGGCGGAGCTCACCGTGCGCTTCCGTCTCTACAACTTCTCGGCCTTCACTGCCGAGAGGTACGCCGGCGACAACTTCGCTGTCATCAGCGGCACCGGCCTCGTCGCCCCGACCTTCTAGGTCTAAGCGACGCACAGCAGCCCTGGAGGGTCAGGGCGGGTTCGATTCCCGCCCGCTGCTTTCCGCAGTTCGATTAGGGAGAAACGATGCTGAGCAAGATCGCCGCGCTTGTCTCCGAGCGCGACCGTGCCGCCAAGGCCCGAGACCACGAGCTCGTCGCCAAGCTCAACGCGCAGCTGGCAAAGATCGGCCAGGAAGGCCGCACGCAGGCCGAGAAGGCCGCCAAGCGCATCCCGACGCTGGGCGCAAGGCGATAGATGGCCGCTCAGGACCTGTGCTCGCTCTCCGACGTGAGGGCGTTCCTCGAGCTGCCCGCCGCCGACACCGGCCGCGACACGCTCATCAGCAACACCATTACGCCCATCAGCGACGCCATCGCCCGCTACTGCGAGCGCGAGTTTGTCGCCACCGCCTCGGCCACGCGCATCTTCACGCTGCCGGTCGGTGAGCGCATCCTCAGCCTGGCGCCTTACGAGATCCGCACCGCAAGCGCCATCCTGCTGCACCCGGAAGAGGTCCAGCCCGAAACCCTCGCCGCCAATACCGACTATCAGCTGCTGCCAATGCCGACGCGCTTTGGCACCTACTACCGCGTGCGCTTCTCGGCTGACCTGACAACCCTTCACGATTCAGACACCGCCAAATACTTCGGCTACTCGCAGGTGTCGATCGCCGGCGCCTGGGGGATGGCATCGGTTCCCGCCGACGTCAAGCAGGCAACGGTCATCGCCGTGGCCTCGGCTATCCGCAAGGACATCCCGGCACTTGACCTTGGCGACATCGGCCTCAACGAGCCGCGCCAGCTGCAGCCCGACCGCCCGGTGACCTACGCGCTGCCGGCTTCAACCCTGCGGATGCTGGCGCCGTTTCGCCGCATCGGTATGGCCTGATGTCTCTCACCTACTACTCAACCGCGCCAGCGTTCAAGGACGCGCTCTACGACGCCCTTGCGGCCCGCAGCGGCCTGTCAGGGGTCACCGTCAGCTACGGAGTGCCGCTCGGTGCGCCGCGCGAGTTTATCGCCCTTACCGACATCAACGGCACGCAGGAGTTCGCCGCTCTCGGCGCTCTTGCCAAGGAAGAGACCTACACCCTCGACGTCTACGTCTCGGTGCTCAGGGAAGGCAACCAGCAGCAGCAATGCTCAGAGCGCTGCTTTGCCATCGCCGCCGAGATAGAGGACTACCTGCGCACAAACCCAACAGTCGCAGGCACCGTGCGCATTGCCGAGATCCTCGCTCCGTTCCAGCTTGAGGAATACGGCTCAGACCAAGCCCGCCAATCCATCTTGACCATCGGTATCCAGGCAGCAGCCCGGATCTAGGAGTAACCGTGAAGACCCTTACCTACACAGGCGTCCACAGCGCCGTGACCCTCCCGCAGCCCTCCGGCATGAGCTACGAGTGCGAGCGGGACGGAACAGTCGACCTGCCCGACGAGCTCGCCAAGGAGCTGCT